ACCAATTTCTTTTACAATATCTTTAAGAAAATCCATTTTTAGTATTCCTTTGAAATTTAAACGACCATAGTTTTGCGTACAAGTCTTTATGCTTGTCTTTGTTCCTTTCCAACAATTCCATAATAATAATTAGATCTTTATCTGTTATTGGTAATGTTATCATGCTACCATACCATACTCTTCACGAAGTATTTTTTTGTAAGGCAAACCTTGTTCTTTAAGTTCCTTTACCAATTTTAATTTTTGATAAAGTGCAGTGTTTCCACCCAGAGTTAAAGCACTCACGATTGTATTTAATTCTTCGTCATTAATAGGCAAATCCATCAGGAAAAAAATGATTCAAGGTTTACGGTTTTTTCTTCTTTCCACCCAATAATATTCAAAATTGTTTTGAGTGGATCCAAGAATGCTTTCTCAAATTGTAATTCATAATCAATATATTTGTCAAGACCAAGTTCAGTAGGAAATTGTTGAATAAATGAGATTACATTTTCCTGAATAATATTTGGTTTCTTTAGAAAAATGAACTTAACCTTTTCACCATTATTAATCAGAGAATACTTATTGGTAAGATTTTTCTGTTTTATATAATGATTGAACAGTAATGCACCACGAACTTGAATCGGAGTTTTAGGTGCGTAAATATTGGAAGAAGAATGATACTTACGAACATCAGATGCAGTTCTAGGAAATGCAATTTGTTCTGGGGGAAGGGATTTAAACTCCTCACGACATTGATCAATAAACTTAATCATATCATCTTCAGTACCACTCATTAAGATATTAAAAGATTCTTTCAACATCTTACGACAAGGGGCAGGTGTAGAAGATTTAATTGCTTCAATACCTTTAATTTTAAGTTTGGGTTCAGCATAACGAACACCTTCACTATCCCACACACTTAAAATGTATCGCTTCTTTGCAGTCCAAATACCACGTTCGGCAATACACTCACGCTTCATGATCATTTTTTGCTCATAAGCATTCACATATTCCGCCAGTTCTTCGTAAGAATTTTCAATATACTTTTCAAATTCCACCTGACAGACCTTATCAAGGAACGAAACAACGCTTTGAGTAGTTTTCTCTCTTCCTTTGTATACACTCTCAACCAAAGGACCCATATTAACGTAAAGAGAATCAGTATCCGAAGCAATAACGTAATCAACATCTGTACTCTTAAGAATTTTGTTTAGATAAGCATTTACCTTATTCATGATCCAGTTAATTGAAACTTGACCAGACAAAGTAATTGCTTCGGCATTTGCAAGCTTAAAATAACGAAAATACTGATTACCAATCGCACCATAGGCAGAGTTCAATTGAATCTTACGTGCCATCTGAATGTTATTGCAACGAGCAATCTCCTTAACTAACTCCTTGTTCTTGGTCTTTTCGTATTCTTGCTCTGCCGCAAGCATTTTCTTTTTAAAGATTACACGTTCATTATAAATCTTTTCCATCAACTCTGGGAGAAATCCACGAACATCTTTACGATACATCGCACCATTCGCACAAACTGCATAGTCCTTATAAAGTTCAAATGTAAGATCTTTATTGAGAATCTTATCCACAGTTACAGATGGGTGCCTTTCTTCTAAAAGAGTTTCAGGGCTTATGTTGTATTGCATAATTAAATGTGGATAAAGTGAATTTAAGTCAAAACTTACCACATAATCATACATCCCAGGAATAGGTTCCTTTACATAAGCACCCTCATACTTCGTATCTTTATCAGAACGCTCTTTAGGAGGAATGACAATATTCCTTTTCTTCAGATAGTTATATATGATTGTATCCCACATGCGAACTTGAGAAAATACATCCTCATAGTTTGCCTTGGCGTCATATGCCATGGTAAGAGCAAGTTCAATCAGTTTCATCTTGTCTTCCAAACGGTCAACAAGTTCCACGTCCTTGATGTTGTACTCTACAAACTTCTGCCAACCTTTAGTATAGAAGTCTTTGAACGTATCAAACTCGGAGTGATCCAGTTTCTTTTGCTTCAGTTCAACTTCAGCAATATAATCTAGACGATAAGATTCCTGTGCCTTATAAGTAAATTTCTTATAAAGATCAAGATAGTCTAACTGTGAGATTCCTCCGATATCATAACAAACATGCTTACGTCCAGAGATATAAGTTTCATTTTCAGTAACAAGACCCCAAGGCGACAAACGCTTCATCAACTTTTCACCAATAACCCTATCAATTCTACGAACAAGATAAGGAATATCATATAGTTTGCTGTTCCATCCAGTCACAACTTCGGGTGTATTGGATTCAATCATCCACCAATTAATGAAATCGTTCAAGAGATCATACTCAGTTGAGAATGAACGATAGTTTACATTCTTCTGTTTGTTTTGAAAGGGACCCTTTCCCCAAGTACGAATTTGCTTTGAAGAATAATCTTGAATAGTAATCAAAAGAACTTCCTCCGCAGCAGATTCTACATCGGGAAATCCATTTTCAGAGGCAACCTCAATATCAATCGTAGTTACTTTAATCTTATTAATATCAAACTTCAGTTCTTCTTCTGGATAAATGTCCGAAATATACTGATAAATGTATTGAGTATTTCCGAAGATTTTAAAGTTTTCTACATTCTCATACTTTTTAACAAATTCTCTACAATCACGCACAGAACCAGGTTGTACTGCCTCCACATATTCACCATTTAAAGTTTGATATTTAGTTTTTTTATTCGCAGGGACAAAAAGAGTCGGGTTAAACTTCTCACGGGTCATAAAATGTTTACCATTTTCATAACCACGGACCAAGAAGTGATCCCCGACCATTTGAACGTTAGTATAAAAACGCATTATTTAATAAATTCAAAATACTTTTCAATAACTTCTTGAGTTGGATCTGCGATGGTTAAAATATCCTCAGATCTAATCATAAGTTCTTTTTGATTAGATGCTTCTATCCATGTTTCAAGATAAAATTCATCAGATGCTTCTCTTTTTTTCCATAAACAAGGATTAATTAACTTACAATTTGGATCCCCAAGTTCGGCATCAATTTCTATTATTTCAGTTATTAAAATAGTATCAACTTTCAACAAGAGACACTTCACATTCTTTTCCATTTACTTTTTCCTCAAACATTTCTTTTAAAGAACTAATGGGTTCTACTACAGTTATAACCCAATCTGGCGTAACAATAACATCTTTATCTTCCGATAAAATAATCCATGGAGATAAAGTTACACTGACAACATTTTCAGAATCTTCATTGATGTTTTCAGTTAAAAGAACTGGAGAATTTAAAATAACTTTATGTGGATTGGAAAACAAGTATCCACATGGTTTTTCATCAGAAACAAGTTCTTTTGCGTCAGAAATAATGTAATCTCCAGACTTTAACAATGCTAATTTAGTTGACATGCTCAGATAATTTCCTTAAACTCATTTTACCAAAAAAAGGGGGAGGTGTCAACTGGATTTTGCCAGTTGCCTCCCAAGCGCCGACGATATTCAAATATATTTATAGATGATTCTTCCTCTTATGGTGTTCGGGAACAATCTTCCCTAAGACAATTGTGAGGAGTCCATCCTCAAAAGTGACTTCTCCAACTTCAGTGTCATCGGATAAAGTCCATGCTCGTTTAAAACTTCTTTGAGCCAGACCCTTGTGGATAAACGTTCTATCTGATTCAGTATCTGCCTTTTGTCCTTCGATAAAAAGTTTTCCATACTCTGTGTATACATGTACTTCATCCTTTTTAAATCCAGCAAGTGCAAGTTCAAGTCGTGATTCTACATTACTAACTTGAACAAGATTATAAGGTGGATAGTTTGTTGAAGTTTCGTGAAGATTAAACAGACGATCAAAATATTCGTCCATTCCAATACTGTTGCGAGTAATCCTATCCATCAAGGCAGGAAGATCCGCATGTGTAAACCTAGATGTTGCAAGGTTAGTCATTATGGTAGCTCCTTTTTAAAGCGAGTTTGTGTTTTGTGGATCCTTTTCGGCATCCACATATAATTATAACAGAAATCATAAAAAAAGGGAGTGTTGAACTCCCTACTTTTTATTCGGTTATACTCAAATCTGGATTAATCTTTTAGTTTTCTTAACTTCAGAAATGTTTTCTACACCTAGTGCTTGTGGAATAGTTCCAATAATTTCATAAGGTTTTATATTCCTATTCTTACTCTTCATGCGACAATAAGCATATTCTAAAATAAGATCGTCAATATGATCCAAAACTTTAATCGTATTTTCACGATTTCCAAAAATTTCTGGATGGGAAGAAGCTTGAGAATCATACAATGCAATATTCATTGTATTTTCATTCTTTACAAAGTTAAGTATAACTTGGTAAAGAAGACGAAGAACACGAGTTGGATCACCTTCACCAAATTTAATACCACAAGTGTTTAGAAGATCTGCACCAATTCCCAATTCTTCTAGAAACTCTTGTGCCTCTTTTCTA